CACTTAAAAGTACCTCTCCAAGAAAAGAAAGAGAGGTAAAAAAGTATGAATAATTCAATGGAATTTGCGGGGATGGGGTACTATTTACTAACAAGAAAAATAGTATCCAGTCTTCGGATTATATCTCTAAAAAGGGAGGTGCAGCATAACAGCTGTATCTCTATGATTAGAGGTGCAGATCATGTCTAACTTTGTTAATAAAGATGGAAATATTATATTAAATTTAAATTACAGCAGTGAAGAAAGTTTTACCGGTATGTACTGGATAGACGGGAAGAAAATTTATAGAAAATATATTAATTTTAACATATCTTCATCGTCTTATGATTATACACATAATCTAAACGTTGCCGAGTATGTAAAATTTGATTTAAAGTGCACTTTTAGCGATGGTACGATTGTTTCACTGCCATATGTATTTTTTGAATCTGAGAACAAGTGGACCAACTGTCTTTTAATTACATCATTAAAGGCAAATTATATAAGATTTTATAATGCGTGGGCTACAGGGCGTATTTACGGTATTATCGAATACACTAAGAATTAAATTTTATAAGGAATAGTGTATTAAAAATTATCAAAGACATAGAAATATGTCTTTTTATATTGCCTCGGGATGGCATAAAAATTCGCCCAGAAAGAAGGTAAAATATGGATTTAGGTTTTATTTCAAATTATTTTGTTCCGGTCGTAATGGCCGGATGTCTAGCAACTGGATATGTTGTTAAAAAATGGATAAAAGATGTTGATAATAAATGGATTCCTACAGTTGTGTTTTTCGAGGGTGCTGCATTAAACTGCATCGTATCCGGGAATGTAACAGTAGAAACAGTTGTAGCCGGTGCAGTATGCGGTTTAGCTAGTACCGGATTGCATCAGGCTTTTACTCGAGTAATTGAAAATAAAAAAGAGGAGTAAGTAGATCCTGATGCAAGAATTTTTAATGAGTACATGGTCCATTGTTTTAACTGCTGCAGTTGGTTATCTTGTAACTAATTCCAGAGACAGTAAGAAAAGTCGAAAAAAACTCGAAGAAAAAAGAGAGCAGGAGAAATTAGACCAGACTAAAAGACAAATTGTTATGGAAGAGGCACTATGTGCAATGTTGCATGAACGTATCGTGAGGTTTTGTGAGCGTTTGCTGATAATCGGTTATGTTACTGCTGATGATCTAAAGGAACTGGATTACCTTTATAACCCCTACAGGGCTTTAGGCGGTAATGGAACAGCAGAAAGATTATATAACAAAGTGCAGCAGCTTCCATTAAGAGTAGAAAACGGAGCGGAGTGATTCCGCTCTTTTAAATTAAATTCAGGAGGAAAAACAAAATGGAAATCAAACAAAATTTAGTCAATTCAGGTAAATACAGTATTAAATGTCCTTACGAAAGAACACCACAGTTTTACGTTGTTCATAACACATATAATGATGCTCCAGCAAAAAATGAAGTTTCATATATGATTGGGAATAATAACAAAGTATCTTTTCACTATGCTGTTGATGATGTAGAAGTTGTTCAAGGACTATTAGAAAATCGTAGTGCATTTGCAAGCGGTGACGGTGGAAAAGGACAAGGAAATTTATACGGTATTCATGTAGAAATCTGTTATTCAAAATCAGGTGGCGATAGATTTAATAAAGCTGAACAAAATGCTGCTAAACTTATTGCAGATGGTTTAAAAGCACATGGTTGGGGTATTGATAAAGTTAAAAAACATCAGGATTTTGCGAATAAATACTGCCCACATAGAACATTAGATATGGGGTGGCAAAGGTTTTTAAATATGGTACAAGCAAATCTAGATGGAAATCAGACAGTAGTAACTCCAGCACCACAACCATCTCAACCCGATAATAGTGGATACTCAGCTGGTACATATGAGATTATTGCAAGTGATTTGATTGTTAGAAAAACTCCGGGTGGCAGTACGGTTGGCCATGCGGGATTGACCACTGACGGAAAAAAACACGATAAAGATAACGATGGTGCGTTAGATCGTGGAACTAGAATCACAGTTAAAGAGATTTATCAAAATGGTAACGATATCTGGGGCAGATGTCCTAGCGGATGGGTATGCTTAAAACAAGGTTCTAATATTTATGCGGTTAAAGCAGATGCAGCATCTACACCGTCTAATACCACTACAACTAGAGAACTCGGAACCTATGAAGTAACTGCCAATGATTTAAGTGTTCGTACTGGTCCTGGAGAAAATTATAGAAGAAAAACATATAATGAATTAACAGTTGATGCAAAAAAACATGATTATGATAAAGACGGATGTCTAAACAAGGGTACTCGTGTTACCGTAAAAGAATGGTCTAATGGATGGGCTAGAATTCCAAGCGGCTGGGTTAGTGGTGATTATCTAAAAAAGGTGTAAAGCTATGAAACGCTTAGAAACATCAATTTTAGCCATTCTAGTGCTGTTATCATTACTATTAGGAATTGCTCTGGTACAAGAAAAACAAGTATCCAGTAATCTAAAAATTAAGCTGGAATTAACAAATCAGGAATTGCAGGACACTCAAGGTGATAGAGATTATTATAAATCTCAGTACCAAAAATATTTTGAATTGTCTGAAGAACTTCAAAATCAAATGGGAGTTTATTATGAGTGAAGTTTATATAACTGTTAATGCAGTTGATTTTAAAACAAAAAAACCTATTAATTCAAATCGTATTTGGCAGTTGAAAAAATGTTATACATTATTTGCTGTTATAACTGATGGATATACTGAGCATATAATAGAAACTAAATATATAAAAAGTAAGCCTAGGTCTAATTGATCTAGGCTTTTTTTGATTTAAATTCATGGTAATACCATTCTAAAAAGTCATCAAATAAAGCTTGTTCAGCATTTTTTCTAACTTTCAATGCTTCATCAAAATCATGGTATCTACCCAAATGGTAAATCTTTTTTTTAAATGTTATAGTTGCTTTCCACATTTTCCGTGATTTATCATAGGTAACGCCACTATAAGGATTTTTTTTAGATTGCTCCAATGCTTTAACATCAGTGTTATCTATTCTAAATTCATTACGTTTAACAGCTGCTTTCTTTATGTTTTTGCTCATTGTTTCCTTTTGCAGGCATCCACAGCTTTTAACTTCACCTCTTGCTAAATTTTTATAACTTACATCAACCATTTTTCCGCAGTCACATTTACATGTCCAAATAACTGAACCATTGTATTTATCACGATTTTTTGTTGGTTTTATTGCAGTTAATCGACCATAACGTTTGTTTGTAATATCAATCTGTTTAATAAAATTGTTTTCTTTATTATAGCAACCGCAACTAACTACTTTAGGATTATTTAAGCTATCGGAACGCAGCCACTTTTTATTACCGCAAACAGGACATATTATATAGAAATATGTCCGATTGTTTTCTCGTTTGTAATCTATTATTTTAAATCCTCTAACGGTTGTTCCTACACGGTCTTTTGCTAAACTTTTAACCATTATCGTACCTTAGTATTTACAATAAATATCAAATTCTTCATCATCAGCTGTCTTAACAGTAAACCATGTTGTACTGCTAGTGTATTTGTTGCTGGAATGTCCGTTATTAATAAATTCAACAATTTCTTCATGTTCTTCAACTTCCTCAATCTCACTTTCTGTTAATAGTTCTTTTTCTAATAATTCTTTTAATCTTGCATCCATTTTAATTTCCTCCATTTTTCTTATTATATAGCGATATTAAAGCCAAGTCATTAATAAAATTACTAACAATACTATAACTATAATGTTAAGTATCATTTTAATCTTTTCATAGTGTTTCATGATTATCGCTCCTTTCGTTTATGAGAAAGATATGATATAATCATTAAGAGAGAGGGGAGTTATTTCCCCAAACTCTTTATGATTGCTAATATTAGAGTTATTATCTCTAGTATTAACTTGAGGAGTTCCAAGACTTGTTTGACGATTGGTTTGGAACTCTTTTTTTGTTTCTTCATATCCTATCTCCTTTCTACATTTATATAATACACTAAAACGTGAACTTTGTCAACGTTTAAATACATTTTTATATGAATTATTTTCACTATTGAATGAACTATATTCATGTGATAAAATACTAATGAGGTGATATGTAATGAATAAAAAAATAATATCTTTATTGGCATTGTTTGGATTTAATCAAACTGATTACGCTAATCACATGTCAATGAGTAAGAGTAGTCTAAGTAACAAAATGAAAAGAGGCTCATATACGGCAAAGGATTTAATTGAGCTGGCTGAAATGACAGGGAATAGGCTTGCAATTGTTGATGAAAACGACAAAGTAATAATTGAATTTAGTAAGGAAGATTTATAGGCAGGAATATACATATAAATGTATATCGTTCAAGTCTGGTCGTAAATGATCAGTCTTTTTTTATTTTTCGGAAATTTTTTATTAAAAATAAAAAAAACAATGCCATAAAATATGACACTGTATCTTTTAATAATAACTTTCGACATTTCGTATTATACGTTTTTGTTTTTCTATTGCATGTTTACAGTCTATTATTTTTTCTTCTTTATCCTGTAAATTAGAGAATTCCAAGAATTTTAGTTTTTCTTCCAGTACCTTTAATTTTGTTTTTGCCTCTTGCAGTTTTCTGTCTTTTAAATTCATATTTAACACCTCATTAGTATTATAATAAAAAAAGCAATAAATGCTCAAGATTGTGTTGAATAAAAGTGTTTTGTACACTAAGATACTAAAGGAGGTTATATAGATATGTCAAAGAACAATACATTATTTAGAAAAAATACAAATACTTTTTTTAAAGTTTAGTATTTAAATATAAATATCAACTGCTAAATTACTGCTAAAAATTAAATATAAATAAAAAAATGGCTCTAGAATACGAGTTATAGAGGACGGTATATAACCGTATGGGATAATGCCAGCAATCTGGACTGCTCTTTTCATTTTTGCGTTACAGCAGTTTGATGGCTTAATTTTAGGACCGCGCATTTTAGGCGATAGTGTAGGAATATCACCATTTTGGATTATTTGCTCGATTACCATATTTGGGAGTCTCTTTGGATTCTTGGGAATGTTTTTAGGAGTTCCGTTAATTTGTGTAATTCGGATGTTCTTTAATGATTTCCTAGAATATCGAAAAAATCGTATTAAAGATTA